ATCGGTCACACCCCCTGCGTAACGGTACTGTTGTGGACGTAACCGTCAAAAATCTTCACAATGTCGGTGAAGTCTTTTATGCTTTTTGCGTCGATTATGATTGAGCCGGGGGCGAAATGGCAAACGGTTTGCGTCCCGGTTTCGTGTTGCTCCCGCTGCATAAGAAGTTGCGAATGATTTGCCGTGTGAACTTTGCTGCCAAGTGGCAGGTCTACAAGCTCCGGACCGCCATCACCAACAACTGCACGGCCGCCACGGTGATACATTGTTCCGGTGGCGTAGCGAGGAATATTGCTCGCCTGCTGTTGCAATGAGTTTAGCCGCCCCTGTGACATTTGTGTAGCCTGCTCAATTTCCTGCCCCGCTTCCCTTGCACGACCTCTGATTGCCGCAAGTGCAATAGCCACTGCTATAGCCCCGGCCGCAATAAGTGCAAGGGGAATCAAAACTTTTTTAGATGCGAAGCCTACAGCCGTTTTCCCTGCGGCGGCGGCTTTGCTTGTCCCTGCTACCTTCGTATTGCTTGCGGCGATTTTATTGTTTGAAGCCATGAGTGCGTTATTTGATTGTATTTCCGCCCTATTCACACCAATCAGCATTTGCTTTGCCGCTGTCACCAATCCTTTAATGGCCAAATACGATTCCTGCACCCTCTTTACGCTTTCAACAGCCTTAACCAAGCCGCCAAGCGCACCAACCGCAACACCAATCGTTGTTATAACGGGTACTGCTCCCGGAGGAATGCGGTTTAGAACTCCAAGAAAATTGGCGGCCATATCCGCCACACCTGTAAACGCTCCCCCGCCTTCAATTAAATTGTTTCGCAGATAATTCATTTCCCGCCGCACCCTTGCAAGGCCTGTGCTTTCAAGGACTTCAAATTGCGAGTTGGCAAACCCTGCACTGTTTTTTATATCGTGAAGCCTGCCCTCAAGTTCTGCCATTCCGTCCCCGGTAAGCATTGCCGCAATTGCCGCACCATCCAGCCCGGGAATTAGCATTTGCAAACTGTCAATATTTCCGTGGGTGATTCTGTCAAGCATACGCAAAGAATCAATCAGTCCCATGTTACGAAGCGCATTTTTGTCGATGCCAACTCCCAGTTCTTCATATGCACGAGTGGCGAGATTAACAGGGTCGGAAAGGGCTTTCATCACTGCACCAAAGGAACGGTTTACATCCATTGCACGGGGAACCGCATCGCTTATCATAGATATGACCGCCAAATATTCTCGGTGGTCATGTCCTAACGCTTGCATTATAGGAGCGTTAGCTCCCAACGTGCGGTTGATTTCCTGCAAACTGATATTGCTGAAATAATTTACTTTTGCAAGCTCGTCCACCAGAGACGTTTGCTCTTTGATGTCTAGGTTGAACGCATTCGTGAGAACCATCAGTGCATTTGCGGCTACGTAGTATCCTTCCATGGAAGCACGCCCAAGTTTTCCTGCATTGTGCAGACCTTGACCCATATGTTCGGCATCCAGTCCCATGTTGAGGAGCTGGAGACCTGTCGCCGCCGATTCGCTTGCAGTTATACCCAGTGCATTTGAAACATCCAAAACTTCCCGGCGTAAATTTTCAAGAGGGACTTGGCTTGTGACAGTAGCCGCCGCTATTTTTGCCATTTCATCCTCAAATGTAAGAGCCGATTTTCCTGCGTAAATGCCAATCCCGGTCAACGCCGCACCTACAGCAACAAACCCCGTTGCAACCTTGTCGATGTCAACGCCTGCACGCTTTGCGGATTCTCGAAAATCCTCGAATTTTGTAATTGTGCCGCCAAGTATACCCTTTTGCCGTTCCAATGCTTTATCGGTTGCCGCCAGCTGGTCTTTGAGTTTTCCGAGCTGGCGTTCGGCGTTGTTCACATTGTTTTTCGCATTCATGGTTTCTCGGGCATATTCGCCCAGAGTGCCTTTTTTGTCCTCGTATGATTTTTGTAGTTCCGCAACACGGCGGCTTTGCAGTTCAACCTTTTTGGTGAGATTATCTTTTTGTAGCGTAAGCTGCTCCGATGCACGGCCATTCTTTTTGATTTCGTCAGCGTTTCTTTTGAAATCGGAATCAAGTTGACGCATAGCCGCACTCACATCTTTTGCACCGCTTTTAACCTGTGTTGTATCAAAATCAATTACAATCGTGCGCCTATACCCTCGTGCCATTTACTCACCACCTGCCATAGCTTGCGCCATTCTGCTTAGTTGCCACATAGACTGCACTTCCCGCACGGGCGGCACGGTGGGTTCACCCTGCGCACTTGCCCGTGACTCGAAATATTCGCCAATTAAAAAAAGCACCTTGCGCAAAGTGCTTCCAAAAAAGATTTCTTCCGAGAGTCGCATCTCCATCACAAAAATGTAATAGAGATTGTCCCAATTTATTCTTCCACTTCCGTCAGCATTTTGTTGACCGCCGGAATGAGGTTTTTTTTTACGTCTTCCGAGTCAAGCTCCGGGAAGTTTTCCGCAAACATGGTGAAAATTTCGGTCATAAGCACAACGCCGCCGCCTACTGCTATCGCCCGTGCCTCGTCAAGGGTGACGGTTGTATCAAATGTTTTCATGCCACTGTAAAGAATTTTTGCGGCGAGGTCGTACGGGCGAATCATTTCTTCTTCAAACACCAGTGTCAAATCTCCGAATTCTTCGGTTAGATATAGCAGTGACTCCACGGTGAACGCCGCTTCCCGGACAGTGCCGTCCGGGAATTCCATCGCAAGAGTTTGGGCGGGGCTTACTGCGAATTTCTTGCGCATAACTTGCCTCCTCGCAAAATATCGTGCTATATTGTCGCTGTGATTAATTGCTTCGAAATGGTGCGCCGCCTTTGTTACGCTTTCACTTGTGAAAGCCTGTAACAAGGAGGTGAAAAGTTATGGGTGTTTTATTACAGCTTCTTGGCAATGCTGCACTTTCTATCGCCGCTTCCATCGTAGCAAACATGATAGACCGTTGTGTGCAACGCCGCAACAAAAAAGAGCCCACACCCGACCAAAGGAAAGGCTCTTAATCACGATTGAGAGGAGCGAATGCTTCTCTCTTTTTTTGAGCCCGCACCCAGCCAGAGTAAAGGCTCTTAACCACAACCGAGAGAGACATTCGTCTCTCTCTTTTTTTACTATGGCATATTATATGCCGATTATGCGCAGATGTAAACAAAAATATCCGGGACTACGCTGCGTCATCCCCCGCAGGCTCTATTGGCACAGCGGCAAAAAATCCGTCAACATCTGCGGCAGTGAAGCCGGATTCAGTGTCTGTGGTGTCTGCTATATACTCGTAGTCGCCGTTGTAATCCAGCGGAAGCGAAGTCACGGTTAGCGAGTCTGTGCTGTAGTTTACGCTATCGGTTTTCTGCTGGATATTTTTGTTTGACGGTGCGGCAATACACTTGGTAAGCCAGGTAACTTCCACTTCATTTTTGCCAATCAAATCTACAATCCAGCCCATTGCAAATTCCTTAGCTTGCGCATTTATATTCCCCCGGCGAATACCATTATTATATTCCTGACCTTTCATTTTTGCCAAGACTTGCGCCGGTATAAAGTTGTGGTCATAGGTCACGTCATAGCCATCCACACGGTTTTCTTGGTGGCGTGTTTTGCCATCGCCATACAATGCAGCAGATGCAACACGAGGGGCAAGCTGAATCTGCATTGTGCCGGGGATAAGTATCGGGGTTTCGTACTTCACGCCGCCGCTGTCGTCTTTCTCCAAAAAAGATATGCGCACATCACGCACATTTATCCTTGCAACTACTTTTGAATCTGCCATATTTTTTAACCTCCAAATTCGATATAAAACACGTGGGCTTCGTTGTAAAGCCCCGAATGTCGCTCCAGGTCGTAATCTGGTCGCAGATAGATGAAGCCAATTTTTTGCATAGCTGTTTTCACTTTTTCCGGCAATATGCCGACATTTGCGTCTTTTGACCAGATTGTGACTTGACAGTGAATTTCGTGGCGAAGTGGCACGCCGTCACCAAACAGCGTGGGCTTTTGCCCGTACAAATTGTATGACAGACCGGGAACTTTTTCCGGGCGGGTCAAATGCGTTACGTTTGGACTGGCACTTTTGAGTTCTACAAAAATTTCCGTTATGAAGTCCATGCCATCACCTAAATTCTTCGCCCAGGGCAATGTCCAGAAGCGGGTCGATTTTGCTGTCAACATCCGCCATCGCTGCCGCCATAAAATTTGTAGGCCGCCTGTTTTTGTATCCGCCTTTGTCTAGAATATGCCAAAGAGTACCCGTTGGCTTGCCGCCGCTTACACGTATTTGCTTTCCTCCGAATTGTTTGTCTGTTACAAGACGGTCACGAACATCATCGGCAAGGCGGACTCGCCCGGCGTGCCGACGTGGGGATGAATTGTCCCGAGGGATATGATTGCGCACGGTTTTTGCCGTCTCTCGCCCCGCTTTTTTGAGGAATTTTTCTTTTGCCTTTTCCGCAGAGTGAGAAGTATCTGCGAGAAAAGTTTCGAGTTTATCTGAATCTTTAATCCTCATCCCAATCTGCATCTTCGCTCACCGTCCCAGCTAAAAGCATAGTCCACTGCCGTTTGTTGTCCAAATCCTGCACAGCTAACACCTTGTACAGCTTCTCGGCAAATTCCACCGCCAAGTTTGCAGGCAAGTTTTTTCTGTGGCGGATGATAAATTGCCGCTTGTCCAAGATATTTAGCGTTTCCATTTGATTCCATCGTGCCGCTTGAATTTTGTCTTCACGCTTTGCCCATACGGCACAAAAAAATTCGACGTTTTCAAATGACGGGTTAAAAATTTGATGAGGTCCGTCCGGGGTTAGAACTTTGTACAGCCGTATCCTCTCCCGAAGTTGCCCCGTTGTCATGGTTGCACCTTTAACTGCAAAATCATACTTTGCAGTGCATGGGAGAAGCTATCCATTTTTGTTGCGCCGTCTCGGTTTTCGTAGTGAATGCCTACATACAACATCACAGCCAGGCGAAACAAGGGGCTGTCGGTTTTGACAGCCCCTGCGTTTGCAAGATATTCATTTGCCGCATCCATCAGTAACGAAAGTTGCGTGTCGTCATCGTCATGGTCGATGCGCAGATAGTTTTTTAGCTCTGCAAGCTCGCTCATGACTGTTCGGTGGTTGTGGACTCGGCGGCGGTTTCTGTGGCGGCTTTTTCCATTTCTGCGATGGTTTTGCGTAGGTCTTCCGCTTCAATTTTAGCGGCCGCCGCATCTGCTTCGGCTTTTTTGAGTTTTTTTGCCACCGCCGCAGTCATGCCTGAAATGCCGGTGTCGCCGGGGTCTGCCACATTGCTTACCTCTGCAATGCGAAATGCAGAACTTAGCAAAATGCGCACATCGTACCAGGCTGTCACAACAAAAATATAATCACCGGTTTTGACATCTTTGTCGGTGTCAAAAATCATTTGCCCGTCGTAATTAAGACGTTCAAAATTGAAATCACCAACGATGGGGCTTACTGCCGAATCACTGAATTCCACAGGTTTACCAAGAACTTGCTCCGGCGGCACGTTAAAAAATGTGCGGTTGCCGTTCGCCAGGTCTTCGATGATAGAAAGGTAATCTGCGAAACGCATAACAATTTTTGCATTTTCACGGTAATCTTCATGCAAGTCTGCAATGGCCGCCTTGATTGCCCGGAACAAATCCGCACCGCTAACCCGCTTTATGGCGTTTTTGTCAGAATAAAACGTCATATGCTCCTCACCGGCTTTTGGCGTTTCGGTTAGCATAACTCGTTTTTCCTTTGCCGCAAGGCCGCTGTTTAGTGCGTTTTGCACATATGCGGCAAGCTGGGTATCACTGCCGTGCATAACCGTGTCGGATATTTTTGCTATGATTTTCATTTTGAACCGTCCGAAAGCAACCCGGTCGCCTTTAAGCTCCAGCTCTTTTGCAGTTTCGCCGTCCGGGATAAAGTCATCATCGTCCAAAGTATAGGCAATTTTCGGAATCTCAAGACTAGTGATGTTTGACACCGCAACCACGTTTCGTAGCGGATTTTTGCTGAAAGGCTCGTGAATGAGAGTGTTTTGCACGTTCACGGGCATGAGTTTTTCGCCGCCGCTTGCGTGCGGAGCGGGTATTGCACCAAGCAAACTGCGGGATTCGTCTGAAATTTGCCCAAGGCCAACGCTTGCCCTGAAAAATTGCGCAGTTGCACTGGCCATGCGCTGTTCATCTGTTCCGGCGGAAATTAGCGGGTTCTCGTGTTGCAAACGATTTCGGTTTTCTGCCTCTTCCGCATCAATTTCGCCACGTAAAATGTTATACCGCTCTTCGACTTCCTGTTGGCGGGCTTGCGCCGCACGCACATCGGCAATGCTTGCAGTTCCTGCGGCAAGATTTCGCACCTCTTCCGTGCAAGCACGAAGTTCTGCGGCAATTGTGGCCGCCTGCTCTTTCATCTTGAAAAGTGTCATTTCGATTCCTCCAGTTTCTTTAGAAAATTATTTGCTTCTTCCAAAATTCTTGTGCGTTCTTCGGTTGTTTCGGCTGGCGTCGATTCGGTTTCTTCGCTGATGAGTTTGCGCAACTCGATTTCAACTGTGGTTTGCCCGTAGGCGGGTATTGGAGTGAGGGAAATTTCGTATAGTTCAATTTCCAAAATCGTGCGAAACCATTCGCCGTCACGTTGCTCCCATTCCTGGTCAATTGTTCGCCACCCAATGGAAACGCCGTCAATTGTGCCGCTTCGTACAAAATCTGCTATGCGGCGGTCAAACTCGAAATTTTTAGGCGTAAATTCGAAGTATAGCCCGTCACTTTTCGCAGTGAGAACCAGCACATCCGCCGTCGAGCCAAGCAAAGCGTCCCATGAGTGGTTGTGCAAAATCATCACCTTGTGACCATTGGCCAGTGTGTTTTTCATACAGTCCGGCGAAAACCGCTCGAAGAACTTTTCTCCCCAGCAGTCACGGATTTCTGTAAATTCATCAAAAACCGCCGCCTTGCCCACAAGAACTTCCGTGCTTTTTCCGTTTGTGTCTCGCATCTCAAGGGGGTTTGCCCCTGTTTTTAGCGCAAATGTCCGCTTTTCACAATTTTTTGCCTGTGTCATTTCTTCGCTCCTTTCGTTTTCATCCGGTTAGTGTCACCAACCACTTCGTTTTTGTCGGTTGCATCAAGCGGCACCAAATCACGGCTGATAAAAAGCCTGTCGCCGTCCGGATGCGGCGGCAAATCTTCCAGCTCCCGTGCATCGTTGGGCGAAAATAAACCCGAGCGGATTCCCCTAAAATAGAAATCTCCCCGGGTTTTTGTGTCTGCTCGCAACAGTCCAGATAAGTTGAATTTGTAGCCAAAGCCCTCTAAATTTTGTCCAACCGTAAGAATTTTGCGGTTAAATTCCAGCTCGTACTGCCTTGCTGTGGGCAAAATTACGTCCTGCACAAATCCGATAGACTGCTCTTCGTTGCCGGCACGGCTTTCCGCACCAAATTTATACGGCGGCAAACCGAAGACGAGAGCGATGCGGGATGCAGTCACTTTTTCTGCGTCAAAAAGTTTGGTGTCGATGAACTCGGATTTTAGCGGCTTCAACTCTTGGCCGCTTTCTGTGATTATCACACCACCGTTTTTCGAGTAAAAATCCTCGAATTGTTTCCGCAAGGCCGCTTTTTTATCGTCGGAAAGATTTGTGGCGAGCTTTAGTTCAAAACTCGCCTTGATTGCGTTTTCCATGCCCTCGATATTTATGCGGCGTATTTTCGCATCAAATTCCGTTGTTTCCCTCAAAACTTCAATAGGACTGATGCCCTTAACGCTTACGCTAATATGCCGCACATGAACCATGTCAAGATTGTGTACATAGTACGTTCCCGACGGTGCGTTTATCATGTAGTACAATTCCGACGTTTTTTCGTCCAGCACGGGGGTTACACGGGTAGGGTCTAAAATATTTAGAGCTTTGATTTCCATGTTGCGCCCATATTGTTTCATCGCATAGGCGTTTCCGTGGGCGTTTCGCAAAACCTCCATTGTTTGGATGAAGTTAAACGCCGTCATGTGACCGTTTGGTGCGGTTGATAGCAAATAATCCAGCGGATGGTCACGCTGATGTTCACGGTTTTTGTATAGTTTAAGCGGCAAACTCGCCATTGCGTTTGCAAGTTTTGTGATTGCGGCGAAAATCATTTCGTTGTTACTCAAGATATGTTCGTTGCGCTTTGCGAAAATATTTCCGGGAGAAAACCATGGCTTAAACCCTCCGAAACCGCTTGATGCTCCGTTTTTGCTTCTACGCTCGCCCCACCATTTTTTTATTCCGGCAAAAAATTTCAGATGCTCACCTCCTAAAAATTCCAAACTTCAATTTCGCCGCTTCCGGGCGTGGGCGACATAATCGCCCGAGTTAGCGCATTTATTACTGCGGCAAGCAAGTCTATCCGCTGTGAATCGTCCTTGTGCTTCTTGGAAAGTTTGATATTTCCATTGCTGTCCGCAATTTCAACCGCATTTGATAAGCACCACGTAAGTAGCGGGTTGCCATCATGCACAAGTTGCTTTTGCAGCACCATTTCCATAAACCGCTTTGTGGGAAATGAAAGGGTTTGCACTCCCTGGCGTATTTCGATAATCGCCTCATCGCCGTATTCCTCACGAAGTTCCTGTGAAAGATGCGTTGCATTGTATGGGTCGAAGCAGAATTCTCGCATGGTCAAGTTTTGCTCCATCAAACGGTCTTGCATATGCACCTTTAGAAATTTGTAGTCTGTAACTGCGCCGGGGGTGATGGTACACCACTTTTCTTTCGCCCAGTGCCGATACGGTACCCGGTCGGTATGCTCGTGCCGTGTCACGCTCTCTGACGGAATAAAGCCATGGGCGGAAATTGCCGTACGCCCATCCGCAAGATTTGAAACGAAACCCAGTGCGGTAAGGTCTACGGATTTCGACAAATCTGCACCCACAAAAACGTCACTTCCATACACAAGTGCGGCAAATTTCTCTTGGGTTATGGCAAGCTCTTTCCATTTTTCCATCAACTCCGCCGTAAAATATTTTTCTTCGCTGTCCGCCTGCCAACGGTTTACCCGCTTTGTCATCCACTCACGGATTTTTCCCGGGTCGCCGCTTCCAAACGCCAAATCGTGTTCGGATTTTATTTCACGGTGCAAATTTTCTGCGTAAACACTTTTGCTTCGCAAGATTGGGTTTGGTTTTTGCCAATTTTTTTCATCGTGGGGGTCGTCGTTTTCGTCAAGCTCACGAATCATCACGAAATATGTTTCGTCTGCAATTAGCCCCTCCAGAATTTTTATTGCGGTGTCACGCTCTTTTTTCGCCGGGCTATTTTCGGAATCCTTGCCCGCCGTTGTTATGATGCGCATAAACGATTGGCTGCGTTTGCCAAAACCTCCCTTTAGCGTGTCACGGATTTCTGATGTGGGATGCTCGTGATATTCGTCTATGATAACGCCGCATGGTGCGCCGCCATCCTTGTTTTTTGTGTCTTTCGAAAGGGCACGAATGTGTCCGCCACGCTTGACGTGTTCCATCGAATGCTTCTTGATGGCAAGCATTTTCGATATGCCCGGGGAAACCTGTGCCATCGCACGAGCATCGCCCCACACACGCTTTGCTTGCTCACGGTCTACAGCGGCGCATTCCACCTCCGGCAGGCTTTCAAATATGGCACTTTCCGGTTTGCCTGGGGGATATAGTGCGTCTGCGCACAAAAAATACAGGCATTCGCCGGATTTTTCTGTGGATTTTACGTTTCCCCTCGCCCTTTCCTCAAAAGACAGATTGAACCTGCGTGCGCCCGTTTTGCCGTGAACCCAGCCGAAAGAGCAGCCCAGGTCGAAGAGCTGCCAGTCCAGCAGTTCAATTGGCTTGCCTTGAAACGGTCCCCGCACATGGTGGCATCGTTTGAACCAATTAAAAATCCCGTTTGCTCGACTTTCATCGAAAACATACGGGAATTCTGTGCTGTTTTGACGTTTCAAATCATTCAAATGCCGCAAACACGCCAAATATTCGTACTTGCACACGTTTTTTCGCATTTCGCCACGCACCACGCTTTCCGCATAGCCTGTGGTTGGATGCACACTCATGCGAACATCCCTGCAAGTGGGTCTTCCTCGGTAGGTTCTTTTTTGGGAACACTGCGCAAGGCCGCTAAAATTGTCATTAGGTTTTCTTTCTCAATTTTTAGCATCATTTCCCGCTTTGCTTGAACTTGCCTGTCGAAACCGAATACTTTTCCGTATAGTGCGTTGCGTTGTTTAAGATACTCCGAAAGGGAAATATCACCGTTTGAAATTTGCTCTTCCGCCGTGGATGAAAGGGCTTCCAGCGTTTGAAAAATCTTATCCCGCTCCATCTCGAAGTTAAAACATTCGGCATACAGCTGGCAGTAGCGATTAATCACGTTTTCGTAAATTGCGTCGTCTTTGCCGATTGAGGCAAGCAATTTTTGCAGGCGGGTGAACTCCTTATTGGCAATAATATTTTGCCGCACAGCATCCTTTTTTTTGAGCTTTACCCCCGTAAGCGAAGCCGCTTCGCCTTTTTCCCGTGCGGCAAGTTCCGCCTTTGTGCGGTGCGATTTATTTTCCAGCTTCAAAATTGCCACACTCTTTGGTGGCCTCGGCATAGTCTCACCTCATTTGCAACTCCATTTTGGGAATTTTTTGCGCAGACGACCCGGGCATCGGTCTCCTGCACCCTGGCATGATTCCCCAGATGTGGGGGGGGATGCCACGTGCCGGGTCGTGTACGCCAGCTCACTGCCCATGCGCTGTGTTGTGGCACGCCGCACACAAGCTGATAAGGTTGTCTGCATCCAGCGCACGCTCCCGGTCTTCTCGCAGATGCTGTTTGTGATGGACTGTGGTTGCAGGTCTTAGCCGCCCGACCTGGAGACAGTACTGGCACAAGTAATTGTCTCGGGCAAGCACTGCCTTGCGGCATTTTTTCCACGCTGTGCTTTTATAAAATGCCCGGCTGTTTTTGTCCCGCTTAAAATTGTCGTAATCCTTTTGCAGAGAGCGGCTATGCTTTTCGCAACGCCTGGATTTCGTAAGCGCATAACATCCGGGATATGTGCAAGGCTTGTACGCTTTTTCCGGCATGGCTACCTCCATTGCAAACAAAAACCCCGCACCAAATAGTTGCGGGGCAAACTCCCTCACTACATATATACCACAGCTTGACACGAACAAACCGAACAAAACGAACAAGTTTTCACTTTTCGTCAAAGAATCTATTTACAATCATCCGTGCGGAATCCGCCGACATCTTTTTATACAACATCCGTGCCGCTTCATCCCAGGTCAAACCATCCACCACCCGTGCTTCCAGCAACACACGCACGGTTGCATCCGGAATGGTTTCGATGAATGCTGTGGCTTCACTGATTTTTGTATCCAGTTCCAAAACACGCCGGCGGCATCGCTCTTTCAGGCGTTCCAGCTTTGGTTCGTCATAAGCGGCCACACCTTGAATTGTAAACGGTGCGGCACGGTTGGCATTGTATCCGTAGTCGCCAACGTAATCGCCACGGGCGTAGTATTTTTTCATTCTCGCCGTGAGCAAATTTATTTCGGAGCGTAGTTCGAAAATGCTTTCGAGCTTCTTTAGCGTCACGTTTGCCAGCCCCTCCCGAATCTGCTAAAATCAACCTAGCCGATGATTTTGCCGTTCCGAAAGGGGCGGTTTTTTTTCATAAAAATGTTATCCTCTGCGCATATATTTTACCGGTTTCTTGCGCACACCGCTCTTTATGCCACCCAAATGCCATGCGCCGCAAATATCACATTTGTACGCAACAAGGTTTCGCTTGCCGTTGCGCTTCTTGTTGTAATACGCAGCTTGTTTTTCGGCGGATGGCTTGTCTTTGTATTTGAGTTTGTTGCATTCCATAATCAAACTCCCGTGTTTGGCAGATGATTTTACTTCTTGCGATATTGTAGCACAGTAGCCCGCTATCTGCACTCACGCCGCTTCGCCCGTCTCAATAGTTTCCGCCGCAAACAGCGGATGCGTGCCGTCCAGCAATTGGCGTTCTTCATCGCTTGTGTGGTAGCCGATTTTTTCTAGGAATGCGTAGGCGTTTTCGAGTTCTATGCAAGGAAGATATTCGCCGTCTGCGTTGGTATACATTTCCGCACCCGGCTCGATGCGGGCGTAGACGCTTCGTAAAAGCAGCGCATCACGACTGAAAGAATTCTTTTCGATGATTTTTTCGCAAAACCCTCGCCACGAACCGATTTCTTTGCCCTGCTTGATGTCCAAAATGTTACGGGCAACGTAATCGCCGGGCGGCTCTTCTGCGGTGAGTAGCGCAAGAATCGCCGCTTTCTCCACGGTTTTTCTGATTTCCGGCGTAACGGTTAGCCGCTTTACATACGAAATGCGCAACTCATACGCCTGGCGAAAGGCGTTTTCCAGCCGAAATAATATTTCTTCACGAGCTTGCTTTTCGAGTGCGGCGGCGGCATCCGCTGCGCTGATAGATTTCGAAAGACTGCTTTCGGATGCGAAAACGTGAATTGCACCGTCGGTGTCCTCTTTGTAGAAAACCTTTGCGCTGCTTGCCGCTTTTTGTGCCGCTTCCTGCGCCGCCGCAAGGTCTTGCGAGTCGTAGCGATACAGTTTCACAACGGGCTGTGCGTTTTCGATTTCCTCGTTCGGCTGAATTTTTTGCGCCGTTTCGCCCAAGGTGTTTTCGATTTTTTCCTTGGAAGCGTTGCGCCGCTCTTGACGCAAAGCGGCGGCGTGTACGGCATCAAATTCATACGTGCCTATTTTTTCGAGGACATCGCCCCGAAGCCCCTCGTCTCCTATCTCGCACAGCTTGTCGTAATCATCCAAGTTGATGCGTGCGCCGGCCATTCGCTCGGATTTTTCCACCGCATCCACGCCGATTTTTTTTGCGATTCTAATCCGCCGGGAAACGGTGCGCTCGGATATTCCTGTTTTTGTGGCGATACCCCGAATATCGTCTCCATGCTCGAGCATGAGCTGCATCGCAGAAATTTCCTCCGCCAGGGTGAGGGTTTTTCGCTGGTAGTTTTCCTCAATCATCATGCCGATTTGCTGCACAAGGGTGAGATGGTCGTAGATGGAGCAGGGCAAATCTGCAAGGCCACATTCGAGTGCGGCGGCGTGGCGGCGGTGACCTGCAAGGATTAAATATTTGCCGGTGTATTTTCGCTTGCTTTTCACCATTTTGCGGTATTCCGGCGGGTCGGCGGGAATCACTGCGAGGTTGTAGCGCACGCCGTTTTCTTTGATGGACTGCAAGAAATCTGCATCCACGTCAACTTTTCTGCGTGGGTTGTGCGGGTGCGGCACAAGCTGGCCGATTGCGATTTTTGTTATTGATTTTAGCATTTTTGTCTCCTATCCAAGATGTGATTTTGCGCCAAAGTCGATTTCGATTCTCTGGTCAACATCGAACGCACATTCTTCCAGCGATTTGTACAGCACGGTGAGGGCGTAGCTGTCGAATGATTTTATTTTGCCGCTGTGCTTCTTGATTTTTTCCAATGCGTGCAAAAAATGCTCTGCGTCCAGCTTTAGCAGCCGCCCAATTACAACGCTTCGGGACATAGGCTGTCTTGCGATTTTAACCGTGGGAGACGTTCCGGCGAAAACGGTTTCGACGCAAGAAATCAAGGCTTCTGCGCTGTGCTTATAGTCACGGAAATACGATGCCTCGTTTTGATATTGACCGTACTCGATATTTTCCTTGAACATTTCCAAATGTTGCTCATGCAAATTCGTGTCCCTGTCGTTGTCAGCTTTGACAGGACTAGACATGACTTGAACTACAGGAGAAAAAGATTCGGATTCTGATTTTGATTCTGATAGGTTATCTAGGTTTTCCTGGGTTTCCTGGGTTTTTGCTTTCGGAGGACGGCCGCCCTCTTTGCCATTTCTGCGGCTTGCTTCTGCTCTTCGTGAAAGGCTTGCGGAAATTTTGGAATTTTTGCCGCACATTTGGAGAAGAAACACCTGTGCCACCGGCGAGATTTTTTCGACTTCCTCGCCCTCCGCCGTGCGGATGAGGGCGAGAGCCAGCTCCCCCACTCGATAATTCGACAATTCGAACAACGCACCGAAATAATCGCCGTGGATGTTTACGTTGTCCGTGCCCTTGCTTTGCTTCCCAAAAATAAGCAT